ATCAACGCTAGAACAGCATCATTTTTACCTGTTGGAACTTATAGTGTAACAGCTTCATGGGCCCAATCAGCTTCTAACGCTATCAACGCTAGAACAGCATCATTCTTACCTGTTGGAACCTATAACATTACTGCTTCATGGGCTCAATCTGCCTCTAATGCTGTTAATGCTAGAACAGCTTCTTTTGTCAATAATTTAAACCAAAACTTATCAATAACAGGAGCAGTGGTTTTATCAGGCTCCTCCCTCCCAGAACTAAGAGTAATTGGTGAAACTCAATTTACAGGATCAGTTAGTAGTTTAAATGGATTTACAGGCAGCTTATTAGGAACATCAAGTTGGGCTAATAATGCTGTGACAGCCTCTTATGTTTTAAATGCTATAAGTAGCTCATTTGCTTCAACAGCCTCTTATGTTTTAAATGCTATTAGCTCAAGCTTTTCTTCAACAGCATCATTCACACCTAATGCTATAACAACTGCTTCAGTCAGTTTAAATACTATTACCTTTACAAAAGGTAGTGGAACTACCTTTAACATAACAGTTGATACAGGGTCAGGGGGTGGGGGTGGGAGTGTTACTATTAATAATAATATTGATAATTATTTAGTTACAGCTACAGGTACAGCTAATACTTTAAATGGTGAAGCTGATTTACAGTATAGTAGTTCAGTTTTAATTAATAGAGGTAGGTCATTTTTTGTGCCAACTGGTGGGACTTTATCAGTATCTCATCAATTTAGGCAAACTGCTGGTGATAATTATGCTTTTCTTATTGCTGATTCTGATGGGGAGGATGTTTTTGCTGCTATAGGTACATTAGCTAATAGTGACGCTAAGGTTATAATAGGTGACGCTGGTGAAGCTTATAATCAAACTAAAGTTGTAGTTGATGACCCTAATAATAAAATTGAATTAACAGCTAAAGTATATCCTAATTCTATAGCCACTCAAGCTACTGCTCTTAATACTATAGGAGGTTTTGATATAGGTTCAAGAATAGCTGATGATTGGTCAACAACAGGTCCTACACTAACAGCTGGTAGAATAGTTTATTTCTCAGGTAGTACCCAATGGGGACCCGCCCAAGCTAACACTACAGGTAGTAGTTATGGAATGTTAGGTGTTGTTACAGCAGCAGAATCTCAAAGAGAAATCTTAATAGAAGGAACCATCCAAATATCAGGTTCAGCTTTATCAAGTGGGATAGCTGGTCAACCGGTTTATTTAAGCGCTGGTATAGCAGGTCAAGTCACTATAACAGCCCCTACAGGTTCAGGTCAGGTTAGTAGAGTAATTGGTTATATCACTAAAGCTAACTCAAATGTAATGTATTTTAGACCAGATAACACTTATACAGTTGGAATATAATGGCTATTAAATCAATAAATGGGGTAGATTTTGCTAATATTAAAAATCTTAATGAATCTCCTATAGGCCAAAATGCTAAAATTAGTGATGTACCTCTTGAAGGTATTGTAACTGATGGTTTACGTTATTGGTTAGATGCTAGATATGGTTATTCATATTCTGGTAGTGGGACTACTTGGTTTGATTTAAGAGAATATACAGGATCACCTGATATGGCTTTAGTTAATACTCCAACTTGGAATGGTAGTACCACACCTAGGAATTTTCAATTAGATGGAACAACTGATGATATGTATACTACTCCAACAGGTTCATATTTCTTTATATCTCAAAGTAATGGGAGTGGGGCTAGTAATAGTGGAATAACAGTTTCAATATGGTTTAAATTTGTCACCTCCCCTACTTATTTAGATGCTATATTTTCTACTGGTTATAGAACATCAGGTTCTTTTTCAGGTCATCCTCTTATTTTAGATTGTAGAAATACTACTCAAAATGCTGTTGGTGGGTTTGCTTATGGTCATCTTAGAAATAATGATTTTGTTAGTGTTATCTATAATAGAACCCATACCACAGGTGTGTGGGTTAATATGTGTGGTACTACTAACTTTACTACTCCAAAATCAGCTTCTATGGCCTTATATGAAAATGCTATTTCTAAAATAAGTGGAGTTAGAACAACACCTAATTTTACTTGGGCTAATTTTAATTGGTTTTCAAGTTCATTAGAAATAGGTAATTTATCTAACTTAGGTAGAAGACCTAATATACAAGTAGGACAAGTATTAATTTATAACAGAGCTTTAACATCTACTGAGGTTCTCCAAAACTATAGTGCTTCAAAAGATTATTATAAATAATGGAAAGATTATACAAAATATACCCAATATCAGAATTTGATAATATAGACTGGGATTTATTCCTAACTGAAAAAGAAACTTGTAGAAAATCACTTGATGAAAGTGAGTTTGTTGTTAAATTAAAAGTCCCCACAATTGAAGAAGGTTATTTAACCCATGAAGAAGCTTTAGAAATTACTAGAAGTACTGAGTGGAGAAATTTAGATCCTTTTCCTCAAAATACTGAGGAAAGTTAATAAAAAAATATTTATAATATATGAAAATATTTAGCCCAACAATATCAGGTTCCTCTCAAGCTTCAGGTAGTTTAACTATCTCAGGTAGTCTTAATGTATCTCAAGGAATAACAGGTTCATTATTTGGAACTGCTAGTTGGGCTATAAATGTTGTTAATGGTGGAGGAGGAGGAAGTACAGATACAGGTTCACTCCTTAAAACCGCCTCAGTTAACTTAAACACTATTACCTTTACAAAAGGTGATGGTTCAACTTTCCCAATTACTGTCAATACAGGATCAGGTGGGGGAGGAAGTGTTGGTACTTTAGCTCAAGTGACAGCTTTAGGAGCTTCTACTACTGTACCTATTACAGCTTCTATAATTAGTGCTTCTTCATTTACTGGTTCATTATTTGGAACTGCTAGTTGGGCTACTAATGCTTTAACTGCTTCATTCTTACCTGTTGGAACTTATAACATAACCTCAAGTTGGGCCCAATCTGCTTCTAATGCTGTTAATGCTAGAACAGCTTCTTTTGTTAATAATTTAAACCAAAATTTATCAATAACTGGGGCTGTTATTTTATCTGGTTCTGCTCTTCCTGAGTTGAGGGTAATTGGAGAAACCCAATTCACAGGGTCAGTAGGATCAACAGGGGGATTTACAGGTAGTTTATTAGGTACTTCTTCATGGGCTACCAACGCTTTAACAGCATCATTCTTACCTGTTGGAACTTATAGTATAACATCCTCATGGGCTCAATCAGCATCTAATGCTATAAATGCTAGAACCGCTTCATTTTTACCTGTTGGAACTTATTCTATAACTTCAAGTTGGGCTACTAATGCTTTAACATCATCCTTTGTAAATAATTTAAACCAAAATTTATCTATAACAGGGGCAGTTGTTATATCAGGATCAGCTTTGCCTGAGTTAAGAGTTATAGGTGATACTCAATTTACAGGTTCAATAAATTCTTTTAATGGGTATACAGGTTCTTTATTAGGAACATCTTCTTGGGCTACTAATGCTTTAACAGCTTCTTATATTTTAAACGCTATTAGCAGTTCTTTTGCTACAACCTCCTCTTATGCTCTAAATGGGGGTGTTACTTCTATAGCTGCTGGTTCGGGTATTTCAATTAACCAATCTACAGGTAATGTAACTATAACTAATACTGGGGGAGGTGGGGGTGCTACATTCCCTTACACAGGTTCAGCTATAATATCAGGTAGTTTAATAGTAACAGGCAATTTAGATACAACTCAAGGAGGTATAGATGCTATTAGAATAAAAGAAACATCTCTAACTAATGCAGGCCAATATGATAGAGGAGTAACCTTAGCAGATACTTGGTCATCTTCAGGTCCTACCTTAACAGCTGGTAGAGTAGTATATTTATCAGGAAGTGGTCAGTGGGCTGAAGCAGTAGCTAGTGCTACAGGTAGTAGTACAGGTGTTTTAGGAGTTGTTACAACAACAGCTAATCAAAATGATATAGTGTTACATGGTTTAGTTAGAGTTAGTCAAAGTTTAGCAGGATTTACTAATGGAAAACCAGTTTATTTAAGTCCTTTAACAGCAGGAATAATAACAGAAACTCCTCCTTCAACCGCAGGGCACGTTGCTAGATATGTTGGTTATGTTATAGATTCAGGCAGCAGACAGATTTACTTCAACCCAGATTTTACTTGGATTCAATTATAAAAATTATAAAGTTATGCCTTCATATATAAATGGGATAGATACAACATTAATAACAGGCTTAGGACAAATAGGAGTATCACCAACCTCATCTGTAAATATACCTACTTCAGGCACTTTAGGAGGAGGTGGGTATACTAGAACTGCTTTATTAACTGGGGGAACTTCTCCAGCTCCTGATTTTTATAGGTTAATTACAAGTTCTGTTTTCTCTAAAATAGAAATACATAACCAAGCTGTTTTTCTCCTTTCTTCAAGTGGTGAACTTTTTAGTATAGGACTTAGTAGTATATATACAGGTACAGGGACTACTTCTTTTGCAAAGGTAACAACAGGTTCTAATGGGTGGACTGATATATCAGCTGGTCAAAATTTTGCTATAGGAATATGTGATGGTAAATTATTTGCTATTGGTATTAATAGTAGTGGCCAATTTGGAAATGGAGGTACAACTTCAGTTTTTAACAACTTTACTGTTGTTAATTCAGATACAGATTGGACAAAAATTTCTTGTGGAAATGCCCATTCAGTAGCAATAAAAGGAGGAACAATTTATACAGCTGGGAGTAATGGTAATGGAAGAACCGGAAGAGGAACCATATCAGGTAACACAACAACATGGTCAACCCTTTCAGGATCTCTTTCAGGTAGTACAGGGTGGACTGATTGTAGTGCAGGTAATGAAACTACCTTAGCTATTTCTGGAGGGAATATATTTGGGACAGGTGAAGCAGGAGCTTATCAATTAGGAAATAATAGTACTACTGATTTACTATTTTTTACTTTACTCTCAGGAAGTGGTATATGGTCACAATCTTTTGCTTTTGGAAACTTTTCAAAAGCTATAACTACTAATAGTTTTCATTATCACGCTGGGGCTAAATCATATGTTACAGGAGATGGATCAACAGGAGGCACATTTCTAACTTGGTCTAGAGTTGGGTCAGATGATGGGTGGTCATATTTTGCTGGGGAAAAGTTTTCAACTAATACTCAATATGGAACTATAGGTATTAAAAGTGGTAGTTTATTTTATATAGGCCAAAATGGTTTGGATGCTTGGAAGCCTAACTCAACATTTACAGGATATATAACAGGTAGTAATCATGCTACATGGATGCCTATTTTAACTTCAAGTAGAAAGTGTACAGCTGCTTATGTTGGAGGATCTGTTACTAATGCTACTTTAATTATGAGTTTACAACCTCTTTAATCATTAGATTGGCCTCACCTAAATAATTTTTTAACTTCAAACTAAATGTTTTGGTTAATAGAAACAAAAGAGAAGTTAAGAGAGTTTAGGGAGAAAAAGTTTAAGAAAGTATTTGTAGAGATAGTTTCCTTAAATAATAAAATTCATCCTACACAAAATGACATTTCTTGTTTATACATTAGAGAAATAGAGGACATTAAAGGATATTTAATATCTATTAACCATAACGATTCTCTTCCTATAGATATACAATCTATCTATCAACTATTCCAGGAATATGAGGAGATATTTGTTAGGGATAAGAAGGAATTTTTACACTATTTTATATTGAGGCAATTGAGTGACCTACACTTCATCTCGCCTACAGATATACAAGTGTCACTCCCTGTCTATGACCATTTCTATAAACAATATTCTAACATAGGTAATATAAACTCAATCATTCCTATAGTTAAACATTATGAATATTGTGAGCTAATATTTTCTCAGGTAAAACATATTTTTAACCTTGAGAAACCACCATACTTTGAATTTTATAATAATAAAGCCACTTCAGTATTTTGGTGGATTGAACAAGAAGGTATTAAAGTAGATCCTATTTTATTTAAGGAACACTTTGGGATTGAGACAGATAAAACATTCACTCAATTCAATCTTAAAACTACTACAACTCGTCCTTCAAATAGTTTTAATAATATTAACTATGTTGCTTTAGATAAAAAATCAGGTTGTAGAGATGCGTTTATAGCGGAAAATGATTTCTTATTAGAAATAGATATTAGTGCTTATCATCCTACTATTATAGCCCAAATGGTTGGATATAAGTTTGAACATGATGATATCCACCAATCATTTGCTGAGATGTATGGGGTTGATTATCAAACTTCTAAAGAACTTACATTTAAACAATTATATGGTGGTGTATTTGAAGAATATAAAGAGTTAGATTATTTTAAAAAAGTAGACCAATACTTAGAAGATTTAAATTCTAAAGAAGAAGTAGTTTGCAAATCAGGATATGTTTTTAAAACTAAGGAGTTAAAAAAACAAAAACTACTTAACTATATTCTCCAAAATACAGAAACATATTATAATATTCTTATTTTAGAAGAAATAATAAAAATTATTAAAAGTAAGAATACTAAAATAATTCATTATACCTACGATTCTTTTTTATTTGATGTAGATAAAACTGAAAAAGATACAGTTGAGACTATATTAAAGGTTTTTGATATTTATGATTTTAAGGTAAAAATGTCTTGGGGGGTCAGATACGGTTCTCTAAAGTCCGTGTAATATGTATACCCCGGATATTAATCACACATTTCCCTAGATCAAGATCAAAAATTAAATGAATAATAAATTATTTTGCACTTTTACTACGCTAGAGGGTTTGGATGACCTAGTGCAAGAAATACAATATAATTACGACATACTTTATAATAAAATTTTTATTCTTTATATAAAAAGTAATGATGAGTATGTTTGTACATACAACGTAGACCCCGCTAGTATGAATAATGTATTACCTAATACCATACTAGTTCATAGAAAGAAAGAATCTAATACGCTTTATACAATAAATGCGTTAAATGAGTTAATAAAACGATTAAATGGAGGAGTTGTTGATATTTATTATAAAGTGAATTGGCAGCATTATAAGAATACTATATTGTTGACTCAACATAATGAATTGAAACAACTAAAAACTAAAATACATCAAATAATAGAATTATGAATAATTTTGACTTAAGAAGGTATTTGGCTGAAGGAGGTTTAAGAGCCAAATTAAACGAAAACTTAGACCCAGACCCTGAGCTCTATCCTGATGGTTATGACTTTGGAGATTTAGATGAAGGAGAAGATAAAGATGTAGAAAAAGTAGCTAAACTTTTCCTTGAAGAAGGAGATGATGATTCTATGGAAGAATCTATGACTGATGAAGAAGTAAACGAATCTTTCTTAGATGAAATGGCTCGTACATCAAATACTTTTATGTTATATAAAGACGCTAGCGCAGCTGATGTTAGATCTTTCATGAATAAAGTTAATAACCTCCTCAAAACCTATAAATCCCCAGGTCAGAAAAAGCCAAAGAGCAGATTTACTCCTGAGGACATGGATAGATTAACTAGTGTCTTAAAGAAAGCAAACTTTACTTCTAAAGAAGTATTAGACGCCATTGAAGGGTGGAATAATTCAGCCCAAGCTAATACCTTTCTTAAAGTTCTTCAAGATAAAGGATATATCGCAATTACCTCAGAATTAAAGAAATTTAGTAAGCCTGAAAGAGATCCTAATGCTCCTGAAACCAGAGGTAGAAAAAAGAAAGTAAAAGATGAGGATGAGGATACTAAAAAGAAAGATAAAGAACCTACTGACGCTCAAATAAAAAAAGCAGCTAAAAAAGCTGGTTTAGATGAAAATGATAGATTCTTAAATGAATTTTTGTCAAAAAAAACTTTAAATGAAATTCAATCTGAAGAAGAAGTTGCTGATTTGTTAGATGATTTCTATCAAGAAAGAATAAACACTTACCCAAATGTTGAAACATTTGCTGATGAAGTAAGAACAGCTCTAGATGCCCTTACTATGAAATACAGCAATGATGTTGATATGTAAGTAAAAATAAATATAAAAAAGAAGGCCAACTTAGTTTGGCCTTTTTTGTCTTATATACTATATTTAAAGGAAAAAAGTTACATCATGGATTTAAATGCAATTAGAAGTAAGTTGAATTCCCTTCAACAACAACAAACTAAGGGAAGTGGAACTGACAAGAATCTATTTTGGAAGCCAAGTGTTGGAAAACAAGTAGTTCGAATTGTTCCAAGTAAGTTTAATAAATCTAATCCCTTTAGTGAGGTATATTTTCACTATGGAATTGGAGCTCGTACAATTTTGTCTCCTATCAATTATGGAGAAAAAGATCCAATTGTAGAATTTGCTAAACAACTTCGTCAAACAAGTGACAAAGAAAATTGGCGGTTGGCTAAAAAATTGGATCCCAAAATGAGAGTATTTGTACCTGTTATTGTTCGAGGTGAAGAACATGAAGGTGTAAAATTGTGGCAATTTGGTAAGGCTCTGTATCTTGAAATGTTGAGTATGGCAGATGATGATGATATTGGTGATTACACTGATATTATGTCTGGTCGTGACATTACTGTAGATACAATTGGCCCTGAATCAACTGGTACTGCTTATAATAAATCATCAGTTAGAGTTCGTACTAAACAGACTCCACTTTCTGAAAATAAATCAGAAATTGAGAAGTGGTTGGATGAACAAAAGAATCCAATTGATTTATTTAAAAAGCATACTTTTGATGAAATTAAAGGTTTCCTTCAAGAATTTTTGAATCCTGAAGATGAAGCCAAAGAGGGAGACATCATTGATGATGAAACCACAGTAGATGATGATGATCTCCCTTTTGATAAAGGGGTGTCTCAAACTAATTACAACTTGAAGGCACCCCTAAAACAAAACAAACTCGATAAATTTGACGAACTCTTCAGCTAATGGCGAGAAAAAAATCACTAACTGAAGCGGTCTCTTCAGAATTACAATCAGGATTTGACTTAAATAAATTTAAGGAGAAAAAACTTCTTAAATCAAATGTTAAATTTAAAGACCAAGCTTGGATTCCTCTTTCTCAAGCGTTTCAAGATGTAACTTCAATTCCTGGTATCCCTATGGGTCACATAACCTTACTTAGGGGTCACTCTGATACAGGCAAGACAACCGCCTTGATTGAGGCGGCTGTCTCTGCCCAAAAGAGAAATATACTTCCAGTATTCATCATTACAGAGATGAAATGGAATTGGGACCATGCTATGCAAATGGGACTTGAAGTTGATCTTAAAGTAGATAAAGAAACAGGTGAAATAAATGATTATGAAGGTTTCTTTATTTATGCTGACAGAGGATCATTAAATACAATTGAAGATGTAGCAGCATTTATTTTGGATTTAGTAGACGAACAGAAGAAAGGTAATTTACCTTATGATCTATTATTCCTTTGGGATTCTATTGGATCTGTTCCTTGTGAACTTTCAGTTCGTTCTAATAAAAATAATAATGAATGGAACGCTGGAGCTATGAGTACTCAATTTGGAAATAATGTTAACCAAAAAATTCTACTTTCAAGAAAAGAATCATCACCATATACTAATACATTAGTTTGTATTAATAAAGTATGGACAGCTAAAGCTGAAACACCTATGAGTCAACCAAAATTGATGAATAAGGGAGGTTGGGCTATGTGGTTTGATGCTACTTTTGTAGTAACATTTGGTAACATTTCTAATGCTGGTACTTCTAAAATTAAGGCTATTAAGGATGGTAAACAGGTAGAGTTCGCTAAGCGTACTAATCTACAAATTGATAAGAATCATATCAATGGTATAACTACTAAAGGTAGAATTATTATGACACCTCATGGTTTTATCAATGATACTGAAAAAGAACTTAAAGTTTATAAAGACGCCCACTCAAAGGAGTGGAGTCAATTACTTGGAGGTATGGATTTTAATGTTATTGAAGAAGATTCAGAAGACATTCAAGACATAACTTCATACACTGAAGAACCAGAATAAAAATGGGCAAAAAAGAGTACCTTGAAATGCTCAATAAAATTGAGCAGGGGAGTGATTCACCCCAATTAAACAGACATGATAGGGTCTTGGTTATAGATGGTTTAAATTTATTTTTAAGGAATTTTGCTGTACTAAATTTTGTAAACGAGGAAGGTACTCACATTGGAGGTTTAGCTGGTTTTTTAAGGTCTTTAGGTTCTCTTATCAAACAGATTCAACCAACATCTGTTTACATTATATTCGACGGAGTAGGTTCTTCCACTAACAGGAAGAACTTACTCCCCGAATATAAATCAGGTAGAAATGTTAGGATTACTAATTGGGACATATTTGAAAACCTTGATGACGAACACGACTCTAAAATAGACCAAATAGTACGCCTAATTCAGTATCTAAAATGTCTCCCAGTTAAAGTCATATCAATCAATAAGTCAGAAGCGGACGATGTTATTTCCCACTTATCTACAACTTTAGATAAAAAATATAATTCTAGAGTTGTAATAGTATCAAGTGATAAAGACTTTCTCCAATTAGTTAATAATAATATTACAGTTTATAGACCTATAGAAAGAGATTTTTATGATGTTAAAACTGTGATTGAAAAATTTGGTGTTCCTCCTCATAACTTTATTTTCTATAAAACCTTAGTAGGAGATACTTCAGACAAAATTTCAGGTGTAAAAGGTGTTGGAAATAAAGGTGTATTGAAAAAATTTCCTGAATTAGCTGGAGATAGATTAGAACTTCAAGACATATATGATCTAAGTATAAAACGATTAAAAGAAGGAGTAGTATACGCTCGGATTCTTCATGATTGGACAAGTGTTGAAAATCATTATAAAATCATGGATTTAGGTAATCCACTTTTAGATGATAATGAAAAAGAATTTATAGATAACAAAATTAAAGAAAAAGTAGTTAGTTTACGCGTGTTAGATTTCTTAACTTTATATAATGAAGATGGGTTAAACCATATAATTAAAAACACTGAATTTTGGGTTAAAGACACTTTTTCTAATTTAAAGATTTATGACGCTTAACATAAAGGGGGGTATTTATATGTATGATAGTATATTTAGTGACTAATTTGATCACACATGAAAAGTATATTGGTAAAGATGGAAAAAATAATCCTAATTATTTAGGCAGTGGAGTGAACATTAAACAAGCTATATTAAAGTACGGTAAAGAAAATTTTAAAAAAGAAATATTGGAATATTGCTATAACAAAACTCATTTAGCTGAAAGAGAAGAATATTGGTTAAAAAAATATAATGTTAAGGATAATCCAAATTTTTATAATAAATCCAATAAAGCTTTTGGAGTAAATAATTTTGATGAAAAAACCCGTCTTAAAATGTCTAAAACTCGAAAAGGTATAATTTTCACAGATGAGTGGAAAGCCCATATGGCTGAATCAGCTAAAGGCAATACTAATAGACGAAAAAAAGTAATCCAATATGATAAACAAGGTAATTTTATTAAAGAATGGCCTAGTGTTAAAGAAGCCGCTTATTCCCTTAACAAAACTTCCTCAGCTATAACTGAGGTATGTAATGGCAAAAGAAAAAGCATTTATGGGTATGTTTGGAAATACTCAAATTAATTATTATATTTAAAATAAAAGTTGTGACACTTAACACTTTACAATCATACGGTACTGGTTTTCAAATCAAAGTACTATCTTCATTACTTACTCATAAAGAATTCCTCCAAAATATCCATGATGTTTTGAGTGATGAATACTTCGATAACCAAGCTCATAAGTGGGTTATTCAACAGATTCTCCAATATTATGATAAGTATCATACCACTCCTACAATGGAGGTGTTGAAGGTTGAGACTAAAAAAGTAACTAATGAAGTACTTCAAGTATCTATTAAGGAGCAACTTAGAGAAGCTTATCAATCATCTGAGGATGATTTAAAATATGTTGAAGAAGAATTTGCTAATTTTTGTAAAAACCAACAACTAAAAAAAGCACTCCTCAGCTCAGTAGATTTATTGAATGCTGGAGATTATGACTCTATTAGATTATTAGTTGATAATGCTTTAAAGGCAGGTGGAGATAAAAACATAGGTCATGAGTATAATAAAGATACTGAATCCCGATATAGAGAAGAATCCAGAATTATAATTCCAACACCTTGGGAAAAATTTAATAACATAATGCAAGGTGGTTTAGGTAGGGGGGATTTTGGATTAATATTTGGTAACCCTGGAGGTGGTAAATCATGGACATTAGTCGCATTAGGAGGATACGCTGTTAAATTAGGATTTAATGTTCTTCATTATACTTTAGAGTTAAGTGAAGATTATGTTGGTAGAAGGTATGACGCTTATTTTACTAATATAGGTGTTGATTCTATTTCTAAACATAAAGATAAAGTTCAATCCTTAGTTGATAAACTCCCAGGCCAACTAATTATTAAGGAATTCGCCACAGGTAAAGCAACTATTCCAATGCTTAAATCACATATACAGAAATGTATTGATTTAGATTTTAAACCTGATTTGATTCTAATTGACTATGTTGATCTTCTTTCTTCAAGAAAACGAGTTCAAGATCGTAAAGGGGAAATAGATGATATTTATATAAGCACTAAAGGATTAGCTAAAGAGCTCCAATTACCAATTTGGTCAGTTTCTCAAGTTAATCGCGCAGGTGCAAAAGATAATGTCATTGAAGGAGATAAAGCAGCCGGCAGTTATGATAAAATCATGATTACCGATATAGCTATATCACTTTCAAGAAAAAAAGAAGATAAAGTAAACGGTACTGGTAGATTTCATATAATGAAAAATAGATACGGAATGGATGGAATGACTTTTTCAGTTAAGGCTGATACTTCAACAGGTCACTTTGAAGTTCTGGATGAACACTTTGATGACGATAACGAAACACCAGTGAGAAAAATCGAAGGAACCGATTTTAATACTTTAGACAGAGATCTTTTGGCTCAACAATTTTTTCAACTTAGCTTATAACAAACAAAAAAATGGCAAAATCAAATCTTTTGCAGGAGAGAGTCGTCTATAAACCATTCGAATATCCTGAAGCACACGATTACTGGCTGAAACAACAACAAGCACATTGGCTTCATACTGAGGTGCCAATGATGAGTGATATAAATGACTGGAAACAAAATTTAACAGAAACAGAAAAGAATATAGTTGGTTCTATATTAAAAGGTTTTGCTCAAACCGAAACAATTGTAAATGATTATTGGAGTGGTCTTGTAACTAAATGGTTCCGTAAGCCTGAAGTTATCATGATGGCTACCACATTTGGAGCATTTGAAACTATTCACGCTGAAGCATATTCTTTATTAAATGAAACACTTGGACTTGACAACTTCTCGGAATTTCTCGAGGATGAAGCTACAATGGCTAAAATTGAAAATCTTATGTCTACTAGGGATAATTTCGATGGTGAGGATGATTTGCAAGATATTGCTAAATCACTCGCTATCTTCTCGGCGTTTACCGAAGGAGTTAATTTATTCTCTTCGTTCGCCATCTTATTATCTTTTAAAATGCGAAATAAACTTAAAGGGGTCGGCCAAATTGTTGAATGGTCTATTAGAGACGAATCAATGCACTCCGAAGCAGGATGTTGGTTATTCAGAACACTTATCAAAGAAAATCCTCACCTCAACACTCCGGACCTCAAAGCAGCGATAAATGAAGCAGCTTTATTATCTCTAAAATTAGAACTTGATTTTATTGATAAAGTTTATGAATTAGGAGATCTTGAAGGTTGTTCTAAAGATGATTTAGTTGCCTTTATTAAAAATAGAGTTAATACTAAATTAGGAGATTTAGGTTATGGATCTATTATTGATGGAATTGATACCAACGCTCTTAAAAGAATGAAATGGTTTGACTCTCTATCAGCAGGTAAACAACACACAGATTTCTTCGCCTCAAGAGTAACTAATTACTCAAAGGGACATTTACAATGGGACGAATCAATATTTTAAAAATGGACGGAAATATAATTATAGATACAACAAATTGGGTAAAAGGAAAAGACTACCCTGAATGGATGGATGAAGTAGGAGTAGCTACTATATCTAAAGGCTACTTACTCCCAGATGAAACACCTAAAAAAGCATATAGAAGAGTAGCTCATGCTGTAGCTACAAGAATTAATAGACCTGATCTTGAAAATAAGTTTTTTAAATATATTTGGAATGGTTGGATCGGTTTAGCAAGTCCTGTCTTATCTAATACTGGAACTGATAGAGGTTTGCCTATTTCTTGTTTTGGGATTGATACACCTGACTCTATTAGAGGTATTGGTTTAACAAATGCTGAATTGATGAAACTAACAGCCCTTGGAGGAGGAGTTGGAATTTCAGTTAGTAGAATTAGACCACGTGGAACTACTATTACTGGTAATGGTAAAAGTGAAGGTGTAGTTCCTTGGTGTAAAATTTATGATTCTTCAATCATAGCTACAAATCAGGGATCAGTTCGTAGAGGAGCAGCGTCAGTAAACTTGGATATTAATCATCCTGATATTAAAGAATTTTTTCAAATTCGTAGACCAAAAGGTGATCCAAATAGACAATGTCTTAACTTACATCAATGTGTTGTTATTGATGATGCTTTTATGAAGCGTCTTAATGATAGAGATAGTGAAACTATGTCTTTATGGTTAGAAATATTAAAAACTCGAGTTGAGACAGGTGAACCTTATATTATGTTTAAGGATAGTGTTAACAAAAATAATCCGTTAGCCTATGCTATGAACAATTTAGATGTTAGTATGACTAACATTTGTACTGAAATTACACTTCATACTGATGAGGAACATAGTTTTATTTGTTGCTTAAGTTCACTTAACTTAGCTAAATATGATGAGTGGAAAGATACAGATGTAATTGAAACAGCTATTCGTTTTCTTGATGGTGTGATGCAAGAGTTTATTGATAAGAGTAATGGTAAAGATTCACTTATTAGAACTCATCGCCACGCTAAAAAAGGTAGAGCACTTGGTTTAGGGGTAATGGGTTGGCATACATTTTTACAACAAAAGAATTTACCATTTAATTCAATTGCTTCTACAGCTTGGACACATACCATATTTAGTGATATTAGACAAAAAGCTGAAGCTACTTCACGCCAATTAGCTGTAGAATATGGTGAACCTGTTTGGTGTAAAGGAACCGGTATGAGAAACTCTCATTTGATTGCTATTGCTCCCACTGTATCTAATTCAAGAATTTCAAACTGCTCAGCAGGTATTGAACCCATCCCAGCTAATATCTATACTTTTAATGGAGCTAAAGGAACATTTATTGTAAAAAATAGAGAATTAGAAATTCTTTTAGAAAGCAAAGGACAAAACACAGATAGAGTATGGGATCAAATCTTAGCAGATAATGGATCAGCCCAAAATCTCCCAGATGAAATATTATCACCTGATGAAAAAGAAGTATATTTAACTTTTAGTGAGGTAAATCAACTTGAATTAGTTAGACAAGCCGCTATTAGACAAAAATATATTGATCAAACTCAATCATTAAATCTTTCATTTGACCCAACAGATTCACCTAAATGGATAAATCAAGTTCATTTAGAAGCTTGGAAATTAGGTATTAAAACACTTTACTATCTCCGCACAGATAGTGTTATTAAAGGAGATTTAGGATCTCGTACTGTAGAATGTGTAAGTTGTGATGGGTAATATATTTATAATAAACCATAAAAATTTTTTATATCATGACAAAAGAACAAATCTTAGGAATTATTAGACATGCTCTAACATTTGCTGGTGGCGTTTTAATCACCAGAGGAATTATTGATGAAGCTACCTTTACTGAACTATCAGGAGCAGCTTTAACATTAGTTGGGGGTATTTGGTCTGTTATAGCTAAAAATAAATAATTTAAAAAATTGAATAAAAGAAGGGGCTCTTATGAGCCCCTTCAATATTTATTAATATGGCTAAGTTGAAAGACTTAATTATGGAAGCTTTACCTATTTTTAGGATAACAGCATATTTAGTTACAGACTCAGATGTTAATATTACTGATATTATTGATGAAATTAGAGCCACTCGAAAAGTAACAATTGTTAATAATATTACATCAGAAAAGTTTGATGAAAAAAATAAAGCCAGAAATGATGGTAAAGAAGAACATTTCATTACTATAAAATTTTTATCAACTGATCCTAAAACAGATATAGATTTCTTTAAAGAAACTATGATGAGTTCTGATAAAGGTGATCCTAATAGAAAGATAATAGGATTACAATTTATTAAGTTTTTACCTGATACTTTATCTAAAACTTAAATACGTATGACCGGAATGAAGGGTTGTAAACTAAAATATTGTATTACCGATTTAAAGTCTTACATGAAAACTAACCTACTTACAATTCTTGCCTTGTCACTATCTACAACTCTCTCTTTTATCTGTTCATATTTTATGAATGTAACTCTTAATAACGCTGAGCAATATATGGCGTTAGTAGGGGTTTTATTTGTAGATGGATTTTTTGGTGTTTGGGCTGGTACCAAACGTGAAGGATTCAAAACTTATAAAGCCCTAAAAGTTCTTAAATCTTTATTTTTCTGGATTATTTTATTAACTACTATTCTAAGTATAGAAAGTGCTTACATAGGAGCAGGATGGTTAAGTGAAACTGTCATTATACCATTTATAGTATTCCAGTTAATTAGTATTTTAAAGAATGCCTCAATGTTAGATTTAATATCTAATGATGTTTTAAAAACTATTCTAAATAAAATAGACCAACATAAAAATATTAACCCCGAAAATTAAAAAGTTTTAATTCTACATAATTTAGAAAGATTTAGGCTTGGCTTTTGCCAAGCCTTATCTTATCTTAACAAGAAAATGCATCCTATTAAAGTTATTGAAAAGAATTTATCTAAACTTCAAAAACTTAAATACAATCAATTTCTTTGGTGGAGAAGATGGTCTGCTAAAAATAAACCACTCCATAAAGACTCATCTTTATGGGACAAAATTAACAATGGTGACTATAATTTTAGTCCTTATTTTTGGCAAATTCAATATTGTGAATGGGAAATTGAACAGAAAAGACTAAAATATATTAATGATCATGAATATTTTTGTGAAGAAAGTGTAATGGATTTTCAACGTCGTAGACGCTTACGTGAAGATCATGAAAAATATGAAAATGAAAATCTAACCCAATTAAAAAAAGATTTTGTCAAGACATTTCGTATGACTAAAGAAGATTTTGATAAAGATGTAATAGAGTTTGATGGTGAAGTAAAAGATTTTTATATTTATTGTGAACAAAAATTTCGTAAATATAATATACCTGAAACTGTAAAACCTCGTAGAGGACGTCCTCGTAAAAATAAAAGTTAATGAAAGTATCACATGAAGTTCCTATAGCTTATTTAGAAGCCAGCAATTGGTTTAATGACTATGATTATTGTCTCCCTCATCTTTTAGATTTGTACCCCGACTATGAAAAATATTTTAGGGAAGCAAAACAAAAAAGACGGTATATTATAATGGATAATTCACTTCATGAATTAGGTGAAGCATATAATACAGATCGTTTACTATACTGGGTAAATGAACTTAAACCTAATGAATTTATTATCCCAGATGTATGGGAAGATGCTATTAAGTCTATGCGTAACGCTAAAGAATGGTCACGTGTAGAACTTCCTGATGGGATAAAAAAAGTAGCTGTAGTTCAAGGTAAATCATTTAATGATGCTGTTAAATGTTATCATACCTATAAATTGTTAGGGTATGAAAAAATAGCTTTTTCATATGGGGCTAATTATTACCATACTGAAATGTGTCCCCACCCTAATAAAGATATAGGTAAGGCATTAAGTCGTTTGTTAGTAATTAGTAAAATGTTAGAACTAAAAGCCATAAACAGATCAGATGAAATTCACCTTTTAGGTTGTTCTGTACCACAAGAATTCTTATATTATAAAGGAATTGAACAAATAAAAACTATAGATACTTCAAATCCTATTATGGCAGCTTTTGATGGTACATTATATAATGATTGGGGTTTGTTAGAAAAACCTAAAACTAAAATTGATGATGTAATTGGAGATAAAACTGATTTTCAAGTATATCAAAAAATTGAACATAACGTAGAAACATTTAGAAAAATAAATAATTTATGAAAAAACAAGCAGTATTGTCACTAAGTGGAGGTATGGACAGCTCCACATTGTTGCTTCATCTACTCGCCAATGGCTATGAAGTGACAGCACTGTCTTTTGACTATGGTCAAAAACATAGAGTAGAACTTGAACGAGCTCAAGATTTAGTAGACTATTTGAATAAAAATGGACAAAATGTAAAATATGGAGTTATTAAACTTGATGGTTTAGCTCCTATGCTTAATAGTACTCTTGTAGAAGGTGGAGATGAAGTACCTGAAGGTCACTATAAACAAGAGAATATGAAGGAAACAGTTGTTCCTAATCGTAATAAGATTTTTAGCTCTATTATTCAAGCTGTAGCGTTAAGTATCGCTAATAAACATAAAACTAATGTTTATATAGCAATGGGTATTCATGCTGGAGACCATGCTATTTACCCGGATTGTAGGCAAGAATTTAGGGATATAGACCATCAAGCATTTATTGAAGGTAATTGGGAAGCGGAACGAGTTAAATTCTATACACCTTATCTTCATATGGATAAATTTGATATCTTAAAAGATGGAGAAAAATGTTGTAAAAAGCTCTTTATTGAATTTGATGAAGTTTATAAACGAACTAACACCAGTTACAAACCAATTTACATCCCAGGATTTACTCTTCCATTTATTAAAGTAACATTTAATAATAAATGGTTTAGTGATTATAAATCAGCTTCATCTGTTGAACGTATTGAAGCTTTTATAAAACTTGGTCGCCCTGATCCTGTTGAGTATGCGGATGAGACAGGTCCTGTTACTTGGGATCATGTAGTTAAACATGTTAAAAAAGTTTTAAAAAATG